CGCCTATCAGCGTGGCGGCAATATCGAGCCAATCCCATTCGTTGCCGTATGCACGGTCCTTGAACTCCATGCCGACAGCCAGTCCTGCCGCAAACAGGATGGTTAACAGTGCACCTGCCGGGATGGCGTAGAGCAGGTGCTTGATACGGTTACTTTCATTTATCCAGCTCATATAATTATGTTTTAATAATCACTGGGCGGCTTACGCTCCTTGCATCCTCTGACTTCGCATTTCTTGAAATTCAATGCCTGATTCTCGAGTTCGAGTTTTACATTCTTAGACTGTAGATCACGTATGCGCTCGCGGTCTTCATTCTTCTCAACATAAAGTTGGTCGATCTTGGTATCCAGTTCATGAACTTTGGCTTCTTTCTTCTCGTACAATTCTTTCCACTCGGCTGCATACTGGGTTATATTCTCAGCTTCCGCCTTCTTGGCGGCTGCTGCTTCTTTTCTCTTCTTTGAATCGTAGAACTGGAAGGCTCCAATGAGGGGAAGCAGGATAGTTGCGACTATCCCACCTATCATTGCCACTATCTGACTGATTTGTTCCATATTAAACCAAGCAAGTAAGATAAACGGCCAACAATGAAATTACCTCAATCCAGAACATAGGCTTTCTCTTTATGAAATCGGAGATGAAGTTACCCGTCCAATGCCTCTTCATGGAGACAACCATATAAATAATGAATCCCAACCATAACAGAAGCCAGTACCAACTGTTACAGCCTACCCATATCTGGGAGAAGATTAAGGACATGGCGGCACCTATTGCATGAGGAACCTTTTGCTCCGATTTGAAGTTGGGAGACACACCGAGCACAACCATACCGACAACCGAAAGGAATACAAGAAACCGGCTGTTCTCCGTACTTGATTCCAAAGCTGCCGGAAGAAGCAGAACACCGGAGCCAATCATGCACAGAGCGAACCAAAATTTGTGTGTCAGCGCATAGTAGGTGGCACTGATTGAATAAGGGATTTCTTTCCCTTTCTTAATCATCGCAAAGACATAGCCCGCGATGAGAATGAATGATAATAGTACTAATGTAATCATAGCTTTATCTGTTTTTGAGTTTATAATACAAAATTGAGCTGTTCCGGGTATCCGGTTTTGTAATTGTAGGCTTCCACTTGTCCGGCATCAGACAAACCTTTCACAGCCGCTATATGGGATTGCGTCACATTGTAGCAGTCAAGGGCGTACAATTCAAGCCGGTTGAGCATTTGCAGGGCTGTATCAACAGGAATAACGTACTTCTCGGCATTGTACCAAAGCGTGGTATTCATCCGTCCGGATTCTTTCTCAATACCGATTGAGTTGACCAGTCCGACACGGGTGTCTTTGTCCAACCATATCTGTTTTCCGGCAAGCGTGAATGAGTTGACGGCATCCGACTTGTCATAGGCGTTGATTTCCGCTATCTTCATCTCTTTCAGTTCGTCAATCGTATATTCATGCTCGACCAGTATAGGATACCCTTCATCATTGGTAACAATAAGCTTTCCCGCAGATTGACCGTCTAACAATTCTTGCCAATACTTTTTCGTAATCTCTATTGCACCTTCTTGGGGTGTGTCGTGGAATCCGTTTTTCCAATACATTTTTTGTTCCATAATTATTCTTTATTAATTATTTCCAACTTCCTATTGCTATCCATCTGAATGACTGCGAAGAAGGGGATACACTTCCCGCGTTTGCGTATCTTCTATAAACCGTAAAATATGAAGCATATATAGCTGCATAATTCACAGACCATATAGAATTATCCGTATTATCCGTAGAACTAGAAAAAGCTAGGGAAAAACAGGATTTGAAAGATACTGGGAAATTTATAGACTGATTATTTGAAGCACCAGCGCTAAAATATCCCCATTGTATCAGCAGACCGTTATTAAACTTAGCATAACCGTTCTGACCGAGTGATACAGTCATGGCATTGGAGAGGTCGGCTAAGGCATATAATGACAAGTCTGATTTTAATGCCAATTTAGTTTCAGTTGGAATACCCGCCTCTATGGAATAATCATTCTGGACTGTAAGTGTCATACTACATATTGAAGAAGGATCATCCGGATTTATCCAAGACAATTTCATCCAGGAACCAACTTGAATATCATTATCCAAAAAATACGGACTATAAATGGAAATAGGGATATTCAATCCTGAATTGGCCGTATACTCTCCGCCATAGTGTACATGCATTTTACTATACCCTCCATCGTAGTAAAGCTTCTTTATATTATTCGCATCTTCATTGCTTAAAAGCAAAGATGATCTATCAACAGTTAACAACTCCGGAGTATTTAAGATAATGAATTTACTCGTCGACGATCCATTTGTACTAATTCTCGACATTCCCATTTTTTCAAGAAGTATAGTCATATTAAACATTTGTCCGTCTTCGGAAATTTGTGTTTTCTCCGGACTGGAATTGCCGGATCGCACATAGCATTCTCCATTCACGTCAAAATATGAGAGAGAAAGTATATTATTTATAAATTGGATAATCCAATACGGAACACCTGAAGCATTCCCGCACGTGAAAGTATAAGTATCGTAAGGAACGGAATAAAGTTCTATAATTTTCTGCTGTTGGGTTCGGAACTGCTCATTATCAACTTTCTGGGAAACCCCTCCCGGCTTGAATCCTCCTTCTACTCTGAATTCAAAGTATTGCTGTACTCCATCAACCCAAAAATGATTGTCAAAGCTTGAATTATTATCTTTATTGGAATATTTGATCAAACAAGTTTCCTGCAAAAGCATAGGATCCGAACAAACAGAGAAAGGTTCGCTTACTATGTTAGTGCCGGAGTTATCCTCCCGAATCTTCAAAGTATATACAGAATCTTTCAGACCTGTTATGCTCGCTGTAAATAGACGTGTAGTATCATTGACTCTATATTCATCCAATAATATATCATTATCCTCATTGGTAATATTATCACAGATAGCAATTGATACTACATCACTATAATCATCCGAGAAGATTTGGATCAATATTTTATCTGTAGTGTAGAATTTTTGGATATAGTCTATATCCTGTTGGAATTCGTTCTTTAAAGGGTTAAAGAACAATGGGCAAATGTCTCCTGTTTTAATCATACGGTCTTTTCGTTCTTAATTGGGTCAGAGTGCCACATGACACTGTACCGCAAATATACTATTTTTTTGTAAATAAATACAACGGATTATCAACTTTTTATATCTCTCACAATCAGCGTGTAGGTACTCCCTTTTTCTTTGGCTATATTCAACGAAAGATTCTTAATATATCCCGTTATCGTCTCGCTTTGATTCGTGAACCTTACAAGTCCGGTCAGATCTGAAGGAACATCTATGTCGCTGGTCTTTATGCTGACCTCCCCGACTGTAAACAGGCGTTCCGGGATTAACAGATCATCCGTTTCCCTTACTCCATCTATGGATACATCGCTGTTGCCGTTAGAAGACGCAAATTTAAGTATGCCGGTACAGGCTCCAATGTATTTCTTATTAGCCTCCAACATAAAGCGTGGGGAGTAATTAAGGTTAAACATTGTGTCCGGGCTCAACAGACCGGAAAGCTGGTCTGCCGAATAAGGCCTGTATAAAAGTAACGGCTGATCCACCGGAACCGAATTGTCACACTCCACAAAGAAAACATCATTATCACTATCGTTATCGGTGGTATCCTCTCCCCTCTTTTGAACCAAGAACTCTATTCCATAGGCGTCAGCACGGTACGGACTGATTAAGGATAGGGTATTGTCGGTCAGTTTTAATCCGGTGCTGAATTCGTTGGTAAACCGGAACTCGTCACGTCCATTAACACTATCGTAATCCTGCTTATCATATCCTACCTTTACCGAAGAATATATCAATGAATCATTGACAGCCAATTCGTAGTCATTGATTTCCATCCCTAATTCATTGACTACCGTATTTGCGAACAAATTATCACGATGGGTAAACGTCACCTCATTTCCACTTATGACTGGCATATATCCGAACTCCGCTTCCATCCAGTCACAGAACTTCTTATACGAAGTGTATATTTTTGCTTTTGGAAGTCCACGGGCGCTTTCAGCAGCCATGATGTATGTCCTTTCCAATTTCAAGTTTCTCGAACCATCGGGCATACCATAATTAAAATATCCTTTGTATTCATCACTGCCATCAGTCATGCTTTTAAGAAGACTGTTCAATACGGTTGTGGGAGATATAACGTCAATATTCAGAATATTTATTCTGGACTTAAAATTGATATTAATCGAAAATTTAGGAAAAACAATATCAGCTCTGTTTGTTAACTCACTATTATCTCTAAATTTTACCATCATTACAAAACATACAGATTGCCCACCTTGCAAATCAATAGGTATTGTTTCATCTATATATTGATATCCTTGATTGCCTTCATAGGTTACTTCTTTTACAATTGTCCCGTCTGTACCTCTAATACCAAATGTTAAACGAATTACTTCAATCCATCCACTATAAACTGTTGCATACAAATCCGTCCTAAATTTCAAATCAATATGGATATCAGATAATGCGTTTAAAAATGGTTTTGCATTATTTAAAGTTGCCCCATCTGCCATCGGTGAGTCGTCAAATAGTAATGGAGAATTAAGTGAGGGAAGTTCACTATTACTCATTTTATACAAAGGCATAGAAAAACTTACATTAGTATTCAATGTATAGATACTTATAAATTGAGTTCCATCCTCGAATGATCTTGCACCTAGTGTATATTTGCCTTCATATTGAAATTTAAGCCCGTCATAATTTAGCTTTCTAATCTGAATGTCAGATATAGGATATTCATACTGAATACTCTTTTTAGCTTTGATAATAGCGGCTAGCGTATTATCAATAGCATTAATAGAAACGACGTAACCATCTTCTGAATAAGTAGAAAAATCAAGTGCGCACCGGAATACTTCGTCATACTCCCAATTATTATTTCTCAAGGAGAACATAACAGAAGCAGAAGCCTCCATATACCTAGACCGATATTCCTTTTTCAGAAGAATAAAAGCATTATTCACAAATTCAAAATTCGTAGAATATGACCGTACCACTCCATCATAATTAGACCTCTTTTGTGATAATTCAAAATCATCCCAATTTTTCAAATCATCGGTTACATTATACCTTTTTTCTCTAATCAAAAGCTCACATTTAAACATGGCTATTTTTTCTTATGAATATTCATTGATTTTATATCCTCACACATGCGTTTTACCATGAAGGCATATTCCTTTGCGCTAATTTCATTCTTCCGGATTTGCATTCCATAATGAGCCATCACAGCGACACGTTCACGGACAAAGTAGTTTTTATCCATTTTTACAGCACTTTCCGATTTTTCCTTAGCATTTGTACGTTCGAGCAAATATTTACTCATAGAAAGAATAGAAGCAGCTTTTTTACGTATCTTATCATGTTCGGAGGGGAAGTACTTGAATCCGAAATCTGACAGTATCCGCATAGCAGCTTCCCAATCATTGTTTTTAATCATAACCTCAACGCCTTTCATACACTCAATTTTTATGTGAAGGTTGATGATATTGTTTCTTTTTGACATCTCCGACAGGAAGGAAGCGCCTCCAATTATTTCCACATATTCTGTGACAAGTTTTTCCGATTGTTCGGACAGTTCTTCATCGGAATATCTGCCCTTAATTATTAGTTTGCTCTTATCTCCTGTGAATACATCTATGAATGTATCTAGGGGGATTTTGTCTAGGTCGGTGTATAGCATGTTATACGATGATTTAATTTAAACTCAAATTCTGCTTGATAAACGGTTGTATTGGGAAGCCCTAGCCATTTTGCGGAATGTCCTATTTAATTTTGCTATTCCTTCATTGGTTGCTTCCGTATTCCTTTCGAGTCTACGATAATCGTTATTAACGTTAACAATCACCGGATCACCGTCATTACTTCTCCTTTGCCTATCCAACATAAGAGCGTCAGAGTGCAAAGACATTTTGCGATAATCCACCAAATTAGGGATAACCCTTGCCCTCTTTGGAATATCTACCAATGTAGGAACAGCCGGAGTGATATAGGCACCATTATCCGTTTCAATCACTTCCTGTCTACCTCCATCACCGACAATAGCCAATCCTCCGGGATGGTTGTCGGTTCCCTTTGCATACTTGGGGATTGGCTGGGCGGCAATCATTGCAACTTGGGCAGCTCCCATGGCGCCGATTACAGCTGCAAGAACAGCACCGGCAATAGGTCCGGCCTGCGCTAAAGCCATCATTATTGCCTGAGATGTGGCAATAGTGGTTTGTACAATGGAGTTTGCTTTCTGCCATTTAGCCTGCCTTTGCTCCAATTCGGCTTTTTGCTTTTCCAATTCCTTGTTTTTATCTGCTGTTGCTTTATCAGCAGCACGTTTTCGAGCTTCTCCTTCTTCTTTAGTTATAACCCCACTTTCTACCAAATCCTCAATGCGCTCTTTTTCTTCTTCACCAACTTCCTCGTTCTTTTCCTTCTCTTCTTCTATTTGCTCAATGCGGGCATCAAAGGCAGATGTAACAATAGAGGTTATTCCATTAAATAGTTCACCAAAAGCCTGCAATATCATTGAAGCTTTCTCTGTAGGATCTAACTTCTCCCACCATTTAGAAAGAGAAAAATCACCAGTTTCTGCAAATTGTTTTGTTAATATATCAATGACACTATAAAATGAGCTGAATAAGCTGGCAGTTTCTCCCAAATATTCTTCTGTTACATTCCTCATATTAGACATGGAACTTATAAATTTATCAGCCCAATCTTGCCTTTTATCCACCTCATTTTCGTATTCTCGGTCCTCCAATTCCATATTTAGTTTTCTAATCTCGGACCTTACTTTTTCTATTTTTTCTCTTATGGCATCAGCTTTAGTATCAGCAGGATCAAGAGTGGCTAACTCTGCCTTCAATTGGGCTTCAAGCAATTTTAATTGTGCCTGAATAGAATCTCTGGTTATTTCGTATGTCTTTTGGCGGTATTTCTTTTCATTTATTTCACCTTTCCGATATTGCAATTCTACGGCACGCAGTTGGTCTTCCGCCCCATCTTGGACCGCATTGGCTTCTTTTGATGTATTCTTCTCAATTAGACCGACTCTAGCCAGTATGTTCTTTTCTACAATGTCATTTCTCTTCTTTTCGTATTTCTCCTTTATCAAGTTTACATCTTCCCCATTCTTACGAGCAGCCTGTATTTCTGCGGATCTCAATATCTCATTTATTTGTAACTGAATACTTAATCTTTGGTCTAACTCTTCTTTCGAATTAGTGGAAAGAGCCTCCAAACGGTTCTGCAAATTAACTTTCTCTTTATTTTGATTATACGTATATATCTTTTCGGAGAGCTCATCTTCCATGGCGACAGCCAGATTTTCCCTCGTTTTAATTTCTTCCTGGGTATTACCTTCGACAGCCGCAATACGTTTGGTATAGTTCAGACGGATTTTAGCAAGCTCTTTTCCTAACCCTTCATCCATTAAATCGAGTTCGGACTGTTGGTATTCTTGTTGGATGCGGAGACGCTCTTTTCTTTGCTTTTCAAGTTCTTTTAGTTCTTTATCTGATAAATTTGTTTCTCCACCATTCCCTTCTTTCTTTTTTTCATCAGCCGTCAAACTTACATTTTTTAATTGTTCTATTAACGATTCTGTTATTGACGAAATAGCCTTTTTACCAGCCGCAGCTTTAGTCGCTACATCTATCTCATCTCTAATGACGTTATTTGTGCGTTTCCATGAGGTCAGTATTGTAAAAAGTCCCCTGTCTTTCAATTCTCCCTCTAGTTTTTTACGATTATCTATTGCTAATTGATAATCTGTATTTTCATATTCTAAACGAGACTTCAATGTTTCAATATAATCTTCTTTAGCCTTTTGAGCCGCCTTGTCAGCAGACATTCCTGAATTTATATATTCTTGATACAACCTCTGCATATTTTTAGTATTCTTCTCTAAAATATCAGATTTGGACATTTCTGACTGAGCGCTTGCAATAGCTTTATTATTAGCTTCTTCTTGCAATTGATTGTTGTCTTTTAACTCGTGAGCTATATTTCTTATTCCTTTTGCTAAAAAATCCAAGAAAGATTTTGCAGGACCTGTTGAATTCATAAAAGACAGCATAAATGCTTCCCAAGCTGAAGACAATCCTGCTATTGCTCCCTGAACGTTATCGCCCATAGTATTAGCCATGTCATTCAATTCACTAGTAACGCCTGTTATCTGTTCCCTCAATGGAACTATTTTATCGGCAGCAGTCAAAAAGGCGTTGAAAGCAGCAACACTACGTTTATCAGTCAGTTCTAAAGTGGTATTCAAGTCAACGCCTTGCTCTTTCAATTTTTTCAAACCAGCAACTAATTCCGGCAATGTATTTACTGGGCCTCCTAAAGCTTTTGCTAATTTGCCACTTCCATCCGCCAGGTTCAACAAAATATTTCTAGTTGCAGTCGCAGACATAGAAGCATCAAATCCTGCATCTGCTAGCTTCCCCAACAAAGCCAAAGTATCTTCTATCTGAAAATTAAATGCTTTGGCGACCGGACCAACAATAGGCATGGCGGTTTGTAAATAAGAGAAGGACAATGCGCTTTTTGTTGTAGCAACTGCCATTGCCGATACATAACGTTCAGTTTCAGATGTTTCTGCACCAAACATTCTTAATGCCGCTCCCGCTAAAGCCGCAGCTTCCGGTAAATCGGATCCCGTTGCTTGAGCAAATTTCAATATTCCTTCTGTTGACTGGAGGATTTCCTTCCTTGAGAATCCGAGTTTGGCTAATTCTATTTGCAAATTAGTTGCTTCTGATGCAGTATATTTTGTAGCCGATCCTAATCTTTGAGCATCCGAGGTTAAATCTTTAATATTGTTTGATGTTGTACCAAGTATAGCAGCAAGTTTGCTATTAGCAGCTTCAAAATCAACAATGGATTGAACTCCTGATTTGAAAAGTCCTATCAATTTTTGGAATCCGGATATTACAGCTTGCGCTCCTATCATCCCTTTTATCATAGTGCCAACCCCTATTTTAACTTCGGCTAGCCCAACCCCCATACTAGATTTTAATAATCCTCCAGTACTTTTAGCTAGATCACCCATGTTTTTTAGAGAAACATTTCCTTTTAGGATTGAAGAAGCTGCAGATTCAATATCTTGCTTATAACGCCCGACATTCATCTTAGCTTGAACCAATTCATCAGAGTTTCTCTTTAAAAATGCAGTATTTCTATCTATTACTGAATTAAAACGATTAACCGTTGTTTCCCCTTCTTTAGTAGTTAAATCAAGATCTTTTCTAGCATTACGAAGAATCTTATTTTGTTCTTCCGCTTGCCTCATGGTTTTTATCTCTTGATTAAGAGCTTCATTTGCTTCTTCAATAGTATATTTGGTTTTCTTCCGTTCCTGATTAATCAGCTTTTGCTGTTTTAATCTTTCCGTTTCTGCTTTTTGAACCTTTAATTCTGCATCAGCATTTAGTTGATTAGCTTTAGCTTCTTGAAGTATAATGGAAACATTTTGCTTACCTTGCTCTCCCAATTTTTTAAGAACTGCTTCATGCTCTTTCTGTAAATCAGCCAGCTTATTTTGGGTAGTAATAAGCTCATTCAAGACTTTGTTATAATTAGCTGACTTATTGGATAAATCCTGAAATGACGCAGGTTTATCCTGCATACCTTTAGCTAATAATTCAATGAAATTTTTGTAGGAATTGTAAGATTCGTCAATCTCTTTTTTAAGATTCTGTAACTGAGTGATTGCCTTCTGATCGACTACATCTGTAATTTTTAATTCATTAGCCATATAACGTGCGAATTAAGTACCATGCCACTTGACACAGTTTCCGCACAAATATAAAAAGAATTGGCGAATTTTACAAGCTATTTAGAATCAATAAAGATAAGATAAAACGGCAAAAGAAAAGCGGAGTAACCTCCGCTTTATAAATTATACGATATTAGGATGTTTCTTCAAATATAAATCTCTAAGATATATACTCATTAGCTTTATTATAGATTGCATTGAAAGCCTTACATCTTTATCTTCTCCTGAAACAGGATCTTTTAGTTGGATAGTATCAGGAGAATAATATAGAAATTGCTTTATATCAGTAAATATTTCATTTCCCATGTTTCTCAAAAGATAACTTAAAGCTTCTTCCTCTACATCATAAGCCGTTTGAGGATTTATATCTTCTAGTTCTTTAATCAAAAAATCAATATTATTATCTATCGTCTTTTTGGCTGATGATTTCTCAAATAAAACCTCACCGAGAGGAGTCATTTTTAATGGACTTGCTTTTTTTGCTAACTTATCAATCATATCATTATCAAATTTCATTAACCATTTGTTTATTTCGACAACCATATCATTGGTAGAGCTTACAATTCTTTGCAATTCATTATATCTTTGCCCAGAATCACGAATATCATCTTTATGTTTATCACAGGGAAGCTTTTCTACTTTATCTTTTATTTCTTCTAATTTAGTATGATACTTTGACACCCTCCACGTTGCTATGATTGCCACTAATACAACAACGATCCAAGGAGCATTGTTTATCAGATATTCAATTATTGAATCCATATTTTGTGTTTTTGATTACTTTTATGTTGTACTTTCCAATATTCAATAGATTCCCCCAATTAATAGAATATTCCACCTGAAATTGATGCCAATAAATTGTAATTTTCTTCCATCTCTTTAATCTCTTTTTTCTTAGCATCCTTTTCTTCAGGAGTAAGTTTCTTTGTCAGAGATTCCAAAAGACTTTTTCTGAATCTTTTGGCATCTTCTCCTTTAATTGTAGGAGTGTTTTGAATAGGGCGTGCCATACTAAACTTTTTGTTTTTGGTTTTACTTATAAAATATAGAATTATATCCTATATTTATTGAATTTTATGTGCTTTAGGTGATTATTCGTATTTCCTGACTGCACAAATATACAACAACAACATCAAACACCCAACAAACGATCACTAAATTGAGCATTTTCAATGGTTATTTAACCATCACTAATCTCACAATGTTAAATTATTAACAGTTTCAGCATCATCTTCTCTCTCACCAATAGCACGAAGTTCTAACTGGCTATCAGATAAAAGAAGAACACTAATAACAGCTATATTAAAACAAAAAAGCCCGAATATAATCGGGCTTTCCAAAGCACCTCTTTCGAGGTATTCAGTACAGAATGTCGTCAAACAAAAGATCTTGATAATGCTTAATCAAAATTGAACTGTACTAATATTATAATGCTGCCGCAATTTTTCTTATATTATTAAGCTTTTCCTTCATCTTGTCGCTACTTCTAGCTATATCCAAATTATAATCTGTCTGCATCCTAACCAAAACGTCTGCCTTAATCCCTAAAGCAGCTTCCAGAACTAATGCAAATTCTGAAGTTATGGATCTTTTCCCATTTAGAACCTCATTCAGCACACTATACGAAATACTGAACTTCTCGGCAAAATCTTTCTGCTTTATAGATCGGTATTCCAGCTCATCTTTTACCAACTCTCCGGGATGGTACGGAATGAACGATTGTAAATTGTTTGCTAATTTTCCCATATCCTTATTTATAATGATTCGTTATATCCACTATTGAACAAATTTCTATTATTGATTGGTCGCTTTGACTAGGTATTTCCCTAAATTCCAAACGATATTGATCGTTTATACGCAAAGAAGAAATCCCCTTTTTATCACCTTTCAACTTCTCGTAATTTAAAGATTGGAAAGTGAATAAATCCTCCATTCTGGAGATACTCATCAAGACCTTCACGCACTTTAAATATCCCTTTACTATATTAGGTTGAAACCGATGTTTTTTATCGGTCGTTTTACCTTTTTCGTATAGGTCTGCTA